GATCTTCATCGCGTTATAACATCTACGCTGCGGGAACGGCTGCGAATTATTTTGCGGGTAAAATAGGACTTGGGACGACAACCCCGTCCTATCAACTCGATGTGTATGGTTCGGCAGCAGTAATAGCTAACGGATATACAAACGGCGCATTGACGATTGGTAGTTACTTCGGCACGTCGTCAACTGTTGACGTAAAGTCTGGTTCCTACATCACGTTCACAACGTATAATGGTGCGGCTTTCGGTGAGCGTATGCGTATTGATAGCTCTGGACGCGTTGGTATTGGCTCGTCATCATTAGCTGGATACGGAGTTAGACTATCTTCTACAATATCTGGCAGTATATTTTCATATGGATATTTCATTGATAGCGCAAATGCTTCAGATGTAACAAACACATACATAGGTTATGGCTCATATTTACAAACTGCTTATGCTGTAACAAATCTCACTCATTATTATGCGTCTCAAAACACGTTATCTGGTGCAGTCACAAATCAGTATGGCTATCTCGCCAACTCAAACCTTACAGGCGCAACCAACAACTACGGCTTCTACAGCAACATAGCGTCTGGCACGGGACGCTGGAACTTCTACGCTAACGGAACTGCTAGTAACTATTTCGCTGGTCCTGTTAATTTTGGTGGGGTGGGGGCGACTACATCAACCCCTATTATTATCGCTAGAAGTTTAACTGGGGCCGTAAGTGGGAATGGTCTATATATAGCACCCACTGTTGCTTCTGACATGACGACGCAAACCATTGGTATTCAGGTATATCCAAGCACAACATCAGCGGCGTTCACCTTAACACAACTGAGTTATTTTGTTGCCAACCAAGGAACGATTGGTGCTGGATCAACTGTTACCAGCCAATTCGGGTTTCTCGTAGCATCCACGCTGACCGGCGCAACCAACAACTACGGTTTCTACAGCGACATTGCATCTGCTACTGGCCGCTGGAATTTCTTTGCAAACGGAACAGCCAATAACGCATTCGCAGGCAACTCCCGCTTCGGCGGCGTAACGGCTCCCGTCGCAACCGTAGATGTCACCGGCTCTGTTGCCGCTACGACAACTATCCTGTCGTCAGGCGCAACCTCCGGTATCGGATACGCAACTGGTGCTGGCGGAACTGTTACGCAGGCTACAAGCCGCACAACTGGCGTTACGCTGAATAAAGTGTCTGGTGCAATTACGCTTGTTTCTGCCGCTGGCTCTACAACGTGGCAAAGTTTCACAGTTACAAATAGCGCGGTTACAACAACTGACACGATTATTGTCAATCAGGATAGTGGGACCGACCTGTATCAAATATTCGTAACAAATGTCGCTGCCGGTTCTTTCAGAATTACTTTTGCGACAACTGGTGGAACCACTACTGAGCAGCCGGTCTTTGGATTTGCGGTTATCAAAGCCGTTACAGCTTAATAGGAGCATAAAATGTCTATCACTTACAATTGGATTGTTGAGCAAATGAATAGCTATCCTGAAAAGGATGGTTATACTGATGTTGTTTTTACCGTTCATTGGCGCGTCAACGCCAACGAAGGTAATTACAATGCGACAAATTATGGCACTGTTGGCGTTACACTTGACCCGGGAGAGCCCTTTACGCCATACAGCGAACTGACGCAGGATCAGGTTGTCGGCTGGGTTCAGTCTGCGATAGGGCCGGAGCAGGTTACATTAATCGAAACAGGCCTTGCTGGCCAGATTGCGAACCTTATTAATCCGCCGGTTGTGACGCTCCCTAACCCTTGGGATGCTCCGTCGGCGTAACAAGATTGACGCGGGAGGTAGTCTGCCCGGCCCGCGTCATTCTCCACCGGGCAGGCACACCTTGGAGAAGGTAAATGGAAAACTTTACGAACGAAGAAATCAGCATCATTATCCAGTTGATGGATATTGCAACTAAGGCTGGTGGCTTGCAAGTCGCTCAGCAGGCGTTGCCGATTGCCATTAAACTGCAAAAGATAATCCAGTCAGAATCTGGCGATCCGTCTCAGGGCGCTGTTTCAGAGGCTGCGTAATATTGCTAAACTCAACCGCGCTGGTTGAAGGAGTTTGAACATGCCGTTCAGTTTTGATCAGGGTAAGCAATATATCAAGAATATCTTAGGACGCGTAAAACCTAATAGAATCTTAGACATAGGCCCCGGTTCTGGGACATATGCCAAGCTTTACCCTGAAGCAAACTGGACGGCTATTGAGATACACGAGCCGTATGTAGAACGGTTTGATCTGAATAGCCTATATGAGAAAGTGATCATAGCGGATGCGAGATCATATGATCTTTCTCAGTTAGAGCGTTTTGATGTCGCTATCGCAGGCGACGTCCTTGAGCACATGACGGCTGAAGAAGCTAAGTCATTGCTTGAAAAGCTAAAATCGGTTGCCGACACGGTTATTGTCAGTATCCCGATTGGCCATCACCCGCAGGGCGAGTGGGAGGGAAACCCCCACGAAGAGCATGTGGTTGATGACTGGACGGATGAAAGCTTCCGCCAGAATTTTGGCGAGCCGACTTGGGGCGTCGTTGAATGGCCCATAGGCGTTTATTGCTGGTCCAACCAGAAGATAATGCCTAAGATTTGCGTCTATACGATCACCAAAAACGAGGAACATTTCGTAAAGCGCTGGGCTGATTCAGCCCGCGAGGCCGATTTGTTGCTCATGGCCGATACAGGAAGCACTGATAAAACTGTTGAGATTGCTAAGCAGTGTGGGGTGCAAATTCATGAGATTTGCATTACCCCGTGGCGGTTTGATCACGCTAGAAACGCCAATATCGCTTTGATTCCAAAGGATGTTGATATCTGCATCTGCATGGATGCGGATGAGGTTTTGGAGCCGGGCTGGCGTCAAGAGATTGAACGGGTTTGGACACCTGAGACAACTCGCCTCAGCTATATGTTTGACTGGGGCGCTGGTATCAAATTCCGGTATGAGAAGATCCACGCTCGGCATGGGTATTTTTGGCATCATCCCTGCCATGAATATCCTGTCTACGATAAGCGTATAACAGAGGTTTATGCCTACACTGATAAGCTCTTGGTCAGCCATTATCCTGATCCGACTAAAAGTCGTGGCCAATACATGGATTTGCTTGAGCTTTCTGTAAAGGAAGATCCGGCTTGCCCGCGTAATGCCTTTTACTATGCCCGTGAACTTTCGTTCCACGCCCGCTGGCAGGAGGCAATTGAGGCTTGTAAGCGGTATCTGGCTCTTCCAAATGCTAATTGGCCTAACGAGCGCTGCTATGCTTATCGGGTGATGGCTAAGTGCTATGATGAAATGGGCGATCGGTTTAATGCCGAGGTTAACTATCATCAGGCTGCTGCGGAGGCCCCTAATACTCGTGAGCCTTGGTGCGAGCTGGCTTTGCTTATGTATCGCCAAAGTCGCTGGGCAGAATGCTATGCCTACTCTCAGCGCGCTCTAGGCATTAAGCATAGGGATCTTGTTTATACCTGCGATCCTACGGTTTGGGGGCACTGGGCTCATGATCTTGCTTCTATCTCGGCTTGGCAGCTGGGCATGAAGGAGGAGTCTCTGGAGCAGGCTAAGCTTGCTGTAGAGCTGAGTCCCAACGATCAACGCTTGATTGATAATCTGAAATGGATCGAACGGAATATTTCGGATAGCGTTCCAAATATTGTCCATATGATCTATTTCCAAGGGCCTAAATCGAGAGATTTTAGCTATATCAACTACTTAGCTGTTCGGGCGGCTAAAGAGGTTCAGAATCCTGACAAGCTTTATATGTATTACAATGAGGAGCCCAAGGATAATCCTCATTGGGAAGCTATAAAGCCGTTTGTGGCCATGGTTAAGATTGATTCGCCTGCCGATTATCAGGGGGTTTCTTTAAACGAATGGCCTCAGTATCAGGCTGACGTGGTTCGGCTGCAAAAGCTCTATGAAGAGGGTGGCATTTACCTTGACACGGACGCCATACTAACCAAGCCGTTGAATACGTTTATGAATAACGGCCTGACTATGTGCGGCCATGTGGCTGGTTTCTCTAAAGAGGCCGGCCATGAGGTTGATTCAATCCCAGTCTCGACAATTATTGCCAAGCCTAAGTCTGAGTTTATTCGAATTTGGCTGGATGAGCTGGCAGATGGCCTGAAATCAGATATTTGGGCTTGGCATGCCGTCGCTTTACCTGTAAAAATATACAAGGAGCATAGCGACCTTCTCACCCTTGAGGAAATGTCGACATTCCTTCCGTTCGATTTTAACAACGACAAAATCCTTTCCGAGACCGGCGAGGAATCCGATGCGTATGTAGACGCAATCAGCGGTTCTTATGCTGTCCATATGTGGGATTCAGTCTGGGTGGAGAAGAATAAGCAAGTCTCGAAAGAGTTTGTTGCTACTTCTGACGCCCCATTCGCCAAGATATTCAGAAAATACGCCTTGTAACTCTATAACGGAAGCGCCCGGAATGGTTGTTGATCATCAAATCATAATCAACGCCATTCTGGGCATACTTTTGGCTCTAGTTGGCTGGTTTGCGCGGCAGGTTTGGGACGCTGTTAAAGAATTGCAGCGTGAAATACGCGATATCGAGGTTGATTTGCCTCGTAATTATATCCGCAGAGACGAATTTATAGATAATATGCGCGATATAAAAGAAATGCTTGGCAAGATATTTGATCGTTTGGATAACAAGGTGGATAAAGTCTAATGTCTTTAGATTACACCACATACGTAGCACAGATATCAAATATTATGTCTGTAAGCTCCGCTACGTCTCAGTTCCAGACGATGCTGCCCGGCATGATAGATTACGCAGAACAGCGTATTTATCGTGAACTTAACCTTATTGCGACGCGGATTATCAATTCCGCCAGTTCATTAACTGCGAATAATAGGGTTTTTACCCTTCCTACGGATCAGGGCCGTTTTGTTACGGTTACTTCGGTTAATGTGATTACGCCGGCCGGAACCCCGGCGGCCTCTGGAACGCGCAATGTTTTGCAGCATATGCCGCAGAACTTCGTGGATTACATTGGCCCGACTAATACATCGAGCGCTGCATCGGACATCCCGATAGCGTTCTATATGAAAGATCAGAACACCATCATTGTTGGCCCTGCTCCCGGCGCGGCATATAATGTTGAGGTGATTGGAACGATTAGGCCGACGCCCCTTTCCTCGGCTAATCCGACGACGTTCCTGACTCTTTATCTTCCCGATCTGTTTATCGCGGCGAGCATGACTTTTGGCTCTGGATATCAGAGAGACTTTGGTTCTCAGGCTGATAATCCGGCGCAGGCTGTTTCGTGGGAAACGCAATACGAGAAACTGTTTGCTTCTGCGAATGCTGAAGAGCTTCGTAAGAAGTATAACGAGGAAGCATACAAATGAATTATCTTCAGTATGCTATACGCCTTGCTAATCTAATTCCGGTAAATACCACCAATACGGCTTTTCAGAACCTACTCCCGACAATTATCGACTATGCTGAGCAGCGGATATATCGAGAGCTGAATTTGCTCTCCACCCGCGTGGCCAATACGTCGTCTAATTGCACCGCGAATAGCCGTTCGTTCACACTTCCGACCCCGGCAGCCGGCCCGTTTATCACGGTGGTTGGCCTTAACGTAATTACTCCGGTTGGCTCAACAACGTCTAACGGAACCAGAAATCAGGTGGTTTCTCGTTCCCGAATGCTTGTTGATTACTATGCCAATACAGAAACTGCTGCATCGGCATCATCTGTTCCTAAAATGTATTACATGAGGGATCAGTCTACGGTGATCTTTGGCCCCGCTCCGGGCGCTGCGTTCAATGTCGAGGTTATCGGGACGATTAGGCCGAATCCTCTTTCGGCTACGAATACATCCACATTCCTCACCCAGTATCTGCCTGATCTGTTTATGGCAGCAAGCATGACATTTGCTGGAAATTATTTGCGTGACTTTGGAGTTGAGGGTGGCAACGCCGGTGCTGGCCAGATGTGGGAGCAGCAATATAAAGATTTGGCGATGTCAGCCAACAATGAAGAAACACGTAAGCGCTATAATGATGAGGTTAATAAGCAATGAGTATGAACTACGAATCATACATCTTAAGGCTTACCTCATTTATCGTTAAAGAGCCGTCTGATCTCGACTATTCCGTTGTCATTCCGGCAACCATTGATGCTGCTGAACAGCGCGTTTACAGAGAGCTTGATCTTCTTTCAACGGTTGTTCGCGATAGCTCGACGTCCACTGTTTCTGGAAATCGCAACTTTGCCCTGCCTACTTCTCTGGGCAAGTTTGTAACGGTTCAGGGAATTAACGTAGTAACGCCGGCCTCTACATCTGCCAATAGCGGAACCCGAAACCCGGTTCTGCCAGTTGATAGATCATACCTTGATTCTGTCTATAACAGCTCATCTGGGGCCACGACGCCCAAGAATTTCGCTATGATAGATCAGGACAATATAATATTTGGCCCTTGGCCAAATGCTGCATATGTCGTCGAGGTTATCGGCACAATCCGTCCGACGCCCCTTTCTGCTACGAATACGACGACATTCCTGACAAATTATCTTCCGGATGTGTTCCTAGCCGCCAGCATGATTTATTTCTCAAGATCGGTTCTTGAGTATAACGGCGCGACTATGAACGCTCCAGAGTGGTGGGAAACGAACTACCAGAACGCCAAGATGTCTGCGAACGCTGAAGAGCTTCGCAAGAAATTTGCTGGCCCCGGCTGGACATCGCTTTCCTCGATCGCCACTCCGCCTACGAGGTAGTAAATGCCTTTTGAAACCCTACGGGTTATTCCGTCAGTTGATGTTGAAAAGACATTAGCAGACAATGCTCAGGGTATTTCCGACTCCAATTACATCCGCTGGCGCGACAAGATTCCTGAGAAGCGTGGCGGATGTTCGTTATATGCAAACATTCAATTCAATGGATATATTAAGGACTTACATCCTTGGATGGGCCTAAACGGCGTTAAATATCTTGGAATTGGAACCACTACAAATCTGTATGCGTATTATAATAATACCTCTCAAAACATATCTCCAAAATATTACACAGATAATATAGCTCCTAACATATCATCAACGAATGGCTCTTATTCATTTGTAGTTAGTGACGCTACTTTTACGCCAGTTTCAATTAATTACACTGTTGTCTTTAATACGCCGGTGTCGATTGGTGGCGTCGTTTTAAGTGGCGCTTATAAGATCAATTCGCTTACTGGCGGAACGACGTATGAGATACTTGGCGCCCAGCCTGCGACGTCTACTGTTGCGTCTGGCGGCACATTGCCTCAGTTCGTAGCCACATCCGGTAGTAGCGTCGTCACGGTAAACCTCGCGGGTCACACATATTTATTGGGCCAAGAGGTTGCGTTTACTGTCTTAACGACAGTCGGCGGCATTGATATTTACGGCTCCTATATCGTAAGTGCTGTCACTCCGGGCGTCTCTTTCCAGTTCATTGCTCAGAATGCAGCTACTTCGACGCAAACGAAGTATATGAACAATGGCAATCTCAACCTGACTTACTGGGTTAAGATTGCGCCTCTTCCGGCAGGAACTGGATACGGCATTGGTGGATACGGCCTAGGTGGCTACGGCACGGGATCGAACCCTCCGGCTCCATCTCTTGGCAGCAATCTAACGCCGCCTGATTATTATCTGGACAACTGGGGCGAAACCCTAATTGTTGCGCCAGAGGGTTATCCGCTGTTCACATGGTCTCCGATAAGCGGATTTCAGAACGCCAGCATTATCACAACAGGCCCGTTGCAGAACCTTGGCGCATTTGTCGCCATGCCTCAGCAGCAGCTTATGGCTTGGGGTTCTACTTATTCTGGCCTGTCCGATCCGCTTCAAATTAGGTGGAGCGATGTTGGCGATTTCAATGAATGGACGCCGTCTGTAACCAATCAGGCTGGTGGTTATCATATTCCGACTGGCTCTATTATCCGCCGTGGGTTCCAAGGCCCTAACCAGCAGTATTGGTGGACGGATATTGATCTTTATGTCGCTCAATATGTCGGGCCTCCTTTTGTTTATGGTTTCTCCAAAATAGGCACTGGCTGCGGATTGCTGGCCTCGAAAGCGGTGGCTCAGGTTGGTTCTAGCGTCTACTGGATGAGCCAGAAGCAGTTCTTTATGACAAGCGGCTCTAACGCGCCGCAGCCTATACCATGTTCTGTTTGGGACTTTGTTTTCCAGAATATGGATTGGAGCAACGTCGATAATGTTGAGGCGGCGGCTAATTCTCAGTTTAACGAGGTTAGTTGGTTCTTCCCGACAGTTGATTCTCCCAACGGACAGAACGATGCGTATGTCTGTTACAATGTCCTGTATAACGAATGGGACTATGGTTACCTGTCCAGAACTGCGTGGGTTGATCAATCTGTCCTGACGCTGTCGAACGGCCAGCATGGCCCGGTTGCGGCTGGTTCTGATGGTTATGTCTATATGCATGAGACGTCGAACGATAATGCAGGCGTTCCGATTAATGCTTCGTTTAGCACTGGTTACTTTTCCCTGACTAATGGCAATGATCTAGTCTTTGTTGACTGGATGCTTCCAGACATGAAATGGGGCCAGTATTCTCAGGCCCAGACAGCTTCTGTGCAAATTACGTTTAACGTAACAGATTATGCGGGGCAGGACCCCGCTGTGTATGGCCCGTTCACGTTCACCAAAGAGACGCCGTATATCGAGCCGCGTTTCCGTGGAAGGTTTGTGCAAATTACCGTCGAAAGCACGGATGCTGGAAGTTTCTGGCGTCTTGGCTCGATTCGGTATCGCTATGCGACAAGCGGACGTAGATAATGACTGACAATGCTATTATTACAGCCGCACAGAATATAGCCATCGCAATTAATAGTTTGGCTAAATCTACTGCTGGCGGATATGGCACTGCAAATTCTCTTACTTATGCCGGTGGGACGACAACTCAGGTTGTTAGTGGCGCTGGGCGGTTGAATAATGTCACCGTCATTATTGGCGCCGCTGTAAAAGTTAATGTTTATGACTCAGCTACAACAGGCGGCGTATCTACTAGCAATATTCTAGCTTCGGTAGACGCCACAAATGTAGGCACGACTTTAGTGAACAAAGTCTACAAAGACGGCCTTGTTCTGGTTACTGGCGCTGGCGTCAGCGCTAACATTACCTATTCGCCGTCGTAGTGAGGAAAAATGCCTCTTATTAAGGGTAAATCCCAAAAAACAATATCTAAAAATATATCTGAATTAGTTCATTCAGGCCGTCCGCAGAAGCAGTCGATAGCGATTGCTTTGGATACGGCGAGACGTAACCGCGCTCATGGCGGAGATGTCACGAGCAAAAAAGTGTTTCATGGCCCTATCAAAACCCCGATA